ACCTCTCTACCCTTTAATGGTAACATATACCAACTCATTATTCGCTTTGGGGCTAACCTAGATGCAGGAACCATCAGTTCCGCAGAGACTTTTATCAATGGAAAGACGGGGGCATACTAATGAGGATTACTTGCGCCTGTCCCGAAGACCTCATCCCAGATGCAAATCAATATGCCATGTGTCTTGGCCTCTCCGAAGCAGACAGCGAAACCTATCGCGGTTTGAACTGGACAGACACCCACGGCAACCTTTATGCAGCAGCTTCTTTTGAGGCTCGTGCTGAGTGGATTATCTTTGCGCAGGCACCCCTACAGCGCCCCCTATGGGACTTGCTCGAAGATATTGATATGGCAGCCGCAGAACGTGCTCAAGCTGCTCTAGCGTTCAGCACAGAGGCTCTCAGCGCATCTCCTACAGCCTTGACTGCTATCGGTGGTATGGATGGCCTATCCGCTCTTGTAGCTATGGGGTTGTCTGTAGTTGAACAAGAATAAACAGAAACTACGGAAGAGTGATCTCCTATGAATAAGTTGTCCGAAACATCTGCTAAAATGACGCTTGGTGTGTCGGGTAAGAACACTTACACCGGAGACATCAGGGCTGATGAGTTCCTACAAGAACTTAAGGGTAAGAAAGCCATCCAGAAGTACAAAGAGATGCGCGACAATAATGCGATTGTTGGCTCTGTAATGTACGCTGTAGAACAAACCCTACGAGATGTAGAAATCAAAATCAAGCCTGCTGACGATAGTGAAGAAGCAAAACGTGAAGCTGACTTCCTTAAATCTGTGTTGGATGACATGGATGAAAGCCTTGACGATCACATCTCGGAAGCACTGTCTTACTTGACTTATGGTTTTGGTTGGTTCGAAGTTATCTACAAACGTCGTGAGGGGGACTTCCGTAGTCCCAAGAAGAACTCCAAGTTCAACGATGGTCGTATTGGTGTTAAGAAGATTGCCATTCGTGCTCCTTGGACTGTGGAACGTTTTGAAATCAACCAATCCACTGGTGAAGTCTTGGGTATGTACCAAGAAGCCACTTGGGGTAAACTCCCTGTAATGATCCCTGTTGAAAAGTCTGTTTACTATAGAACTACAAGTTTGAATAATGATCCTTCTGGTCGTTCAGTTCTTAGGAATGCTTATGTCAGCTATACTTACCTCAACAAGATTCAGAACTATGAAGCCGTGGCTATTGAACGAGAACTTCATGGTGTGCCTATTGGCCGTATGCCTGCGGAGTATTTGAGTTCAGATGCTTCAGCAGACCAAACCAATCTGAGGTCACAGTTTGAACGTATCCTTCGTGATTTGAAGAACAATGATCAAGGTTATGCACTTCTTCCTTCTGACCTTTATGTAGATGCAGACGGTAAGCCTACCAATCAACGTCTTATGGACATTGAACTCATCACTGCTAATGGCTCTCGGTCTATCGACATTGATCCTGTAGTCAAACGCTACCAACACGATATTGCTCGTAGTCTTATGGCTGAGTTCCTGATGCTTGGTTCTAGTGGTGGCTCTTACGCCCTCTCCAAGACCAAGACGGACTTGTTTCTCCGTAGCCTTGAGAGTTACATCAATAATATTGTAGATGTCCTCAATAAGCAACTCGTAGAACGTATCTGGCAACTCAATGGCCTCTCTTGGGATGTTATGCCTAAGTTGGTTGCAGGGGACGTTGCCCCTCATGACCTTCGTGAAATTGCTTCCTTCCTTCGTAACCTTAATGGTGCAGGGATTGAAGTCAAAGACCATCCAGAACTTGTTGAGAACCTGATGAACATTGCAGAACTTGACTTTGACAAGGGTGCTTATGAACAAAGACTACAGCAAGCCACACAAGAAGTAAACCCGGAGGCTGTACCCAATGGCTAACACCAAGATTAGTGCCTTGACTGCCCTTACGGGTGCTGATGCTGCACAGAATGATGTCCTTGCTATCGTAGACACCTCTACCGCGACTACGAAGAAGATTACTCGTGAAGAGTTGTTTAAGTCTGTTGACTATATTGCCCTTGATCTTGCTAGTGGTCTCGCTAGTCCTACTGAGGGTCAACTGACTTGGGACGCTACCTACGACACCCTTGCTGTAGGACTAAATGGCGGTAACGTTGTTATGCACGTTGGTCAGGATACTTACTATCGTGTCCGAAACAATACTGGCTCTACTATTGCTGCTGGGACAGTGTGCCGCTTTGCTGGTTCTCTTGGTAATAGTGGTATCCTTCTTGTAGCACCATTTATCGCCAACAACACTGTAGATAGCCACACCATTATGGGTATCTCTTCTGAGAGTATTGCCAATGGTGCAGATGGACTTGTGGCAAACTTTGGTGAGGTTCGTGGCATCAACACTTCGGCCTATACTGATGGTGCAATCCTCTATGCAAGCACGACAGTTTCTGGTGGGTTGACTACTACAAAACCAGATTCCCCTAACAACGTTATCTCTGTAGCTGCTGTAGTCAATGCTGCTAGTAACGGAACACTCTTTGTTCGGCCTCTCATCGAAGATACCTTTAAGGCTGCCCCCGCTACTGCATCCTCGACTGGTCGTAAGGGTGATACCGCTTTTGATACAAGTTACTTCTACGTTTGTGTAGCTACGAATACATGGAAGCGTGTGCTTCTGTCAACTTGGTGATTTAGATGCCTTATGCTTCAATAGATGATCTTCCTAAAGCTGTCCGTAGTAAACTCTCCCCTCATCAACAATCTATCTTCCGTAATGTCTTTAACTCCATGATGGAGCAAGAGGGGATGTCAGAGAGCCGTGCCTTTGCAGGTGCTTACTCTCAAGCTAAACAATCCACACAGAAGGCTATGCACCAAGGAAAAGAAGTCACTCTAGACAAACCTTTCCGTCTCCCTGAAGGATCAGGTAAGAAGTTTGGAGTGTATGTCAAGAGTGGTGATGGCGTCAAGAAAGTAACCTTCGGTGATCCTAATATGAGCATCCGTCGCGATAACCCAGAGGCCAGAGCTAATTTTAGGGCAAGACACTCTTGTGACACTGCCACAGATAAGACATCCGCTCGTTATTGGTCTTGTAGGATGTGGGAAGCAGGTACGTCTGTATCAGAGATGACTAAGGAAGTCCAGATTGAAGGTCAAATTGTTAAGCAACTTGATGAAGAGCGTCTCGCATTTGGCTGGGCTTATGTAGCTACAGTAAAGGGTGAAGTTAGCCTTGACCACAGTGGTGAGTTCATTAGACCCGAACTACTGGCTAAAGCAGCCACTAATTTTATGCTCTCCATGCGTACCGCCAAGAGGATGCACTCTGGTGAAAGTATTGGTGAAGTAATCCACTCCATGCCTTTGACTAATGATGTAGCCAAGGCTCTGGGTATTCAGTCTGACCGCGAAGGCTGGATTATTGCTATTAAGGTTCACGATGAACAGGTGTGGCAAGATGTTAAAAGCGGTAAACTTTCGGCTTTCTCTATCGGGGGAAGAGCATTGAAGGAGATGGTGTAATGCCCACCGAACTCGTAAACTTGGAACTTGAGGAAGTGTCCTTGGTCGATATGGGCGATGACCCACTCGCTAAGGTAGCCATCTTCAAGCGCAGCCCTGAAGGGGAACACATGGAAAACGATACCACTGAAAGCCTTGAAAAAGCTAGTAAGGAAGAGAAGAAGATTGAAATCGAAGTCGATGGTGAAGACGACGAAGAGGAAATGATGGACGAAGAAGGTGGAAAAAAGCCTACTCGTAAATCGTGGAAAGCAGAAGCTCAGTCATTTGAAGAAGTGAACAAGATGCTTCTGGAAGAAATCGAAACCCTCAAGGGCAAAGTTGAAGAGCTTGAAGCTGCTTCTATTGAAAAAGCCAAGCCTGCCGAGGAAACGATTGAGGTTGGTGGTGAGTTTGTGGCAAAGTCCGCAATCCCGGCTCCTGTCCTTAAACAACTAGAAGAGTTGCAGAAAGCCCGTGAGGGTGAAGAACTCCGTAAACGCGCCGAAAAGGTTCTCCCGAATTTCAAAGGGACTGCTGATGAGCGCGGTAAACTGCTGAAGTCGGTTGGAGAAGATGAACAACTTCTCGCAATCCTTCGTGCCGCTGATGCTGCTT